ATGTAGCTACCGCCAGACGCGCCTTGCAGCTCTACCAGTGACTTGTTCATGGACTGCATCGATGGTATCAGCTTCTCTGCCTTCCACCGATAATGGTTCAGCATCTTGTCCGCCCGTAAAATTTCATCTCTGGTTGTCGCGTCCTCAATCAATAGTTCCGATTTCTCCAACAGTGCCGATACATTCTTTATTAACGATGACATAAACTGTTCGGCAAGATCGCCATCCTTCTGTCGCCACCGCCAGAAGGTTGCCTGATCAGGATATTCACCTTTGCCGGTACAGATATGGCGCAGATATTCACCGTCGCTAAAACGTTCCAGAATTTCAGCACAGATCTTCTTTGTTTTCTTCACTATTACTCCAACTTAGAATCATTCCAGATTAAAATTCCTGATCATAAACACCTAAAAATACAGCGCCGAAGCGCTGTAAGTTTTGGTTTCATCAGGGAGGAAGTCCATTATTGCTGAATCACGTAATAATAACAGACTTATCGTAAGTGAAAAGTATGGCATTTCATCAAGTCAGTCAACAAAATATAACATCTTGTGCCACAATTCCAGAATAGCGCGTTCAAACCTTCGCTTCACTGTTGCCGGATGCATATGCAAGAACGTCGAGATCTTCTTCCAGGCTGGCCCTCGCTGTCGTCTCGCTGCACTATGTGCCGCCGCCCACACAATTTTACGATCATCGTCATCCAGCATCATCCCAAGTTCGAGCGTCTGGTCGTATCTCGTAATTGCAACTGGTGACGCCCTCGCCAGTTTGACCTCGACCTGATTATAGCCAAAAGCCAGGTTGGCTTCTTCAGGATAATCCGGCCAGCAGCTTTTTATACTCCCCATCCGCAACCCTGGCAGTCTTCTCTCGGTGTCAGCCGCCTCAAAGAAAAGAATCGATAACCCACTGACATCACCAACGTAATCTCGTATGGATTCAATCAATTTTCGGTCAATCATTAAAAACCCGCTTTTCGGTGCGTTTCGCTTGCCCCCTGCACCGAATGCCTAAAGGCAATTCGGTGCTTTCGGTGCAAGCTCTCGAATCACCGTTTTGCACCGTTCGGTGCTTTCGGTGCTTTCGGTGCTTATGGAACCAGCCATAAAAAACCATTTTCGAGACCCATATGTTCCTCGCTTACCAGGGATGCTATCGCATCGTTAAACCTGCTTCGACGATGTTTGGCATCGACTGAAAGTTTGCCCGAACATTGATCATAGAACTCATCGAGATCCATACCCTTGCATGTTGCCGGCAACCCGATCTGGTTCTCCTTCAACAGGTCACTGGCCGCACAATTCACCATCGCCTTCAGCAGTATCTTCTGGTTGGCGCCCCTCGGCAGTCGTTTCTTTTGTTTGACTGTGCCGGGGTCAATCTCCCTGACCACACAGCTGGTGACCGCCCTGCCTCGATCATTAACGCCGATCTCGACAACCGTCAGCCCGAATACAAACGAGCCGTCAATCTCCATTTCCCGTTGCTTGGTTACGGTTGCTGCGCTGATATTGCCCAGCTTTTTGATCTCGATCTCGGTATCCGTTGCCGCTCGCAGAGCACTCGAACCCCTGGCGCCCCTGGATTCGTCCTTGCCGCTGTGGTGTATGAAGCATACGTGAGCACCAGTGGCGTGCCTGATTTTATCGGCATTGATAACCAGCAAACCCATATCCTCGGCGGCGTTCTCATTGCCACCGGCCATAACCCTGGCCAGTGTATCGAGCACAACAATGGCCACATGGCCCATCTCTTGAGCCTTCATGTTAATCGTGTTGATTAACTTCGTAACATCAACTTCAGCGTCCAGCATATTTACGCTCGCCGGTATTACGCTGAACGGTATGCCGTCCTTGATATCGTAGTGCTGCTTGAACGCCGCCAGCCTGTTACGTATGCCGTATGCGCCCTCGGCGGCCACATAAATAACTCCACCGGCATCGATATCCCTGCCTCGCCAGCTCTTGCCCAGCGCAATATGCAAGCAAAGGTCACTCATAAAAAACGTCTTGCCGCAATTGCTCGGCCCGTACACCACAGACATTTGCGCCTTGCTTAATAACCCCTCGACAAAATCATCAGCCGTTGTCACGGCAGTGATATCATCCGCATCGAGGGTTGGGAAAACGTCAGTGGTATTTACGCTCCCGCTTTCGACGATCATAGGCGCCGATATCACCTCGAACCCCTGCAATTGCGGCATCAATCCATCAACAGGATTGACCTGGCACCAGTCCCACATATCCGCTCGTTTGGGCAGGGCGGTGCAAACGTCACAAACCCGTAAAGACCTGGTTACAGAAAAGAGCTTTGACGATACCAGCCGGGCATGAGCTATTCCGGCCTCGTCATTATCAGGGATAACATAAACATCCTTGCCCCTGAAATATTCGTTCAGCTCGTCCGGCCACTTGTTGGAGCCTTGCGGATTGCACGTTGCCACCAGCCCACACCTGGCCAGCTCGTCCACGTCCTTTTCGCCCTCTACGATAATCACGTAGTCGGACGCCGTCAGTTCGGGCAGCCGGTACGGTATTTGCGCCAGCCCCTTGACCGAGTGTATCCACCCGCCCGGATTATCCGGGTCAGGTCGGCATTGCCTGAAGTCCTTGGGCATAAATCTGCGCACCTGCATATGGATGCGACCTGCCTCATCGAGGTAGTTATATTTTTTGACACACATACGCGGCATTTGTATATCCGGCGTGAGCTGACGCTCAGAGACGACGGCACCGCCCTGGGCGCTTTCGTGATCGTAAAACTGGTTGGTGTCGAGCCTGACTGAAACAGAACCCCGCTTGCCGAACCGCAGCTCGCTCCTTGAGCTTAGTCCCTTGTTAGGCTGGCCCCAGCGCTCAATGGCCTCGCTCTCTATTTCAGACCTGCTAAAGTTCATTCACTTAAAAGCTCTGTTTGATTAACGTCCATCGCCTTCTTGCGCTTGTTGTCTTTGTAATCTTCCCATGAAGTTGTATGAAAAACAGCTCGATGATTTACCCATCTGGCAAACTGTCTTTGATAAAGGTTGCTCTTGTCGTATGGCATTACATGAGGGTCACAGCCGTAGTCTTTCAGCTTGTGGACACGGTAAAGGTTTTGTTCATGGGTCGTGTTGAACCCGATCAAAACAAAAAACGCCATGTTGTGGGGCTTTATGCCAGCATCGAAACATCGCTGTATACCCTGATCTATCAGGCGCTCGGTTCCTTTGCTAAACTGATCCCATGCAAAATAGACCTGCTTAAAATTATTTTTCAGGTTTCTGTACTCGACAGACGCTAGAGCCTCCGCTTGCTCTTCGGTCAAAATGCGGATGTTTAGCCCCTGACTGAAACAGACACGAAGTTTAAACTTTTGGATCTCAGCAATTCGTTGCGGCCATTTAGGATTCCCAAAGAAATCGTTGTCCAACAAAACAACAAAATCACTATCTCTTTGTTGCCAGATTTCATCTATAGTGTTTTCCTCATAAGGCTTTCCCTCCTTCTGAGGCACGACACAAAACTTGCATCGGAATCTGCACCCACGCATGGTGAATCCAATATTATGCGGATAATTGTATAGGCTATAATCTGGCGGCGACTTATCAATTTCGGGCGGTAGCATTATCTTGTAATCCCAGCCTGTCCCGCCAATTAACATTTTCCCGGCATCCAGCTCCGACTTGTCCGAGTATTCAAAAATTGTTGAGGCGTATATCCTGTCGTAAGTGCCCTTCCACAAGGGATCATACCAACAGACATCGTTGCCCAGCGCCTTGTGGAAATGACTTATTTTCATCAGCGCAAGATTAGGAATTTTTGAATCCAAGTCTAATAACCCTATAATCATATCCAACCCACTCTGGTTTGCCGTTGAGCTGAATCCCAAACGAACCAGGCCAGAGCCATCATGCCGCCCTTATAGGGCTTGCCGTTTTTCATCAGACTTTGTCTCTGTGAGAAAACGTAAACCCAGGCCGGGGGACGAGTCTCAAAAAATGATTTGCGCCTTATGCCTTCAAGGAAATTCAGCTTTAACAACAAGGCAACTTTACGATCACACAACTGGACCGCTTTCTCAGCAAATTCCAGCGCGTTCCTGTAGGGCGGGTTGGTTATAATATTATCGCACCGCCTAGTCTCCAACAAAAAATCTACCCTGGGCTGGCCGTATCCACGGTCTACTAAATCAGTCGATCTGACACTGTAACCGTGCTCGACCAGCACCCTGGATATATGCCCCTCTCCGCAACACGGCTCCCAGATCTTTCCCCGGAACTTTTCAATATTGAGTAGCGCTCTGGTAGTTTGGGTTGGCGTAGCATAGAAGTCGTCTTTTTCCCTGGTGCCGTCCAGGTTATGCCCGACAATCTTCAGTGCGGCCTGTTTGCTGCTATAGCTCATCTTCGCCGGTCTCAGCCCACTGGGTATAGGGATCAACATGGCGCAGCTCGCCGTTACCGGAAGATCGTATCCACGTATTATTACAGAAAAGGCACTCGTATTGTTTTCGGTTGTTGAACTCTATCAGCATTTCGGTATCCATCGATCCACACGCCGGACATTTGGTTCCGGCAATCAAAATGGAATCTCATCATCGAGATCGTCATCTTTCTGCAGGTATTTAAGCTCGCCCCACTTGCCTATTACACTGCGCAAAAAGTGAGTCCATTCATCCCTGGTCAAATAGCGCAGGTCATACTTTTTAATATCGTCGAGATATTCCCCGCCGTTTTTACCGGCTTCCAGCAGCATCCTGTTTTCGCGCTCTGTCATATCATTCATCATTCTGCCCTCGATCAGTCCAGTTTCCTTGAGAGGTTTCGTATTCAATAAAGTCGTCACCCACCGTTTTTACCTGCCCGTCTACGAGGGCTGGTCTATAGAGCTGGTCAGGGCAGCCCACCGCTTGCTCGGCTGTGGTCATGGCTCGGCTATGTTTGAGGCAATCCCAGCTTCGCCTGTCGCCAGCCTCGCCCCACACACAAGTGCGGCAGTGCCTGACAACCGGCGCCTTGTTGTGGCAAACATCCTTGAACTCGCACCACCGGCAAATATAATGATCCGGGCTGTCGGCTATTCGGGGTGGTAAAATTGTCGGTTCAAATATTAAACGCTCGGCCCGATTGATATAGTACTCAGCCTGTTTACGATCATAATCAGTGCGGCAGCTCGTCCAGTCCCTGCCCCCTGCTGACGCGACAACAGTCCAGTGACGCTTATGGCCCCTGTAGGCCATGTAAAGCTGGGCTTGCACATAATAGGTCATGTTCCATTTGAACAGGGTCTCTTTTTCGCCAAACTTTTTCCTGATCTTTTTGAACTCGTCGAACTTTTTCTGGCTGGCACATTTCACCTCGCCAACGTGCCACGTTTTGGGCGCCTGTTTTATTCCGAGAACCTCAAAATCGAGATGCCCCTGGAAGTGGCCTTCGAAATCGCTGACCTCGATCTGCTTACCGGAATCAGGATCACGGTCTACAATGGTCAGGCCATCGACGCCGCGGAGATCTTCGATAACCAGATCCTCGGTGCGGTGGCCATCTCTAAAATTCTTGAGTGTCCTGGCATCGAACGGTGCGCTCTGCACGCCGTAAAATCTATAGTAATTCTTCCGCTCACAATCGCCTATGCCGCTGATCCCGGCATAGCTTCTTTTTGGTTTTTCCGCTTCGCGAAGTTCGAGACGCTTGTCTGCTTCAGCCAGAGTCGGGTCTTCATCATCAAAAACCAGTTTGATCATCTGTTAAAATTCACTTTAAATGGGTGGCCGAAGCCACCCTGGTTTACTTCAGGTATTCCAGACAGGCGGCGGACCAGCCGGTGCGGCCTTCTCGGTTTGTGTGGTAACTTGCAGAGACGGTGGCACTGGCTGGCTTGTTGGTGGCCCTTCATTCAGGGGCTTGTACCCGACAATTTTATTTTTGGCTGGCCATTCGCCCTGGGCTGGTTCAGTCCCGACCTTTAAAATAAGGCGCTTGGCAATCAGCTCATCGGTATCACCAATTCTCGGTAGACCCAGGGCTACGCCCATCTCGTTAAGCTCCTGTCTGGCTATTTGCTGAGCCTTCTCTGAAGTGGTGTGCCATAAGTTAAAATTCTGCCAAAGGTTACCGCTACCTAAATCAAATTGAATTTGCAGGTACGTATCGCCAGCCTTACTTAATTTGGCTTCAGCCCCGACAATAGAAGCCGGATAATCTCCATCCTTTAATAGTGGCCAGTCACCACCACCACTAACGTCGTTTGGATCAACATCGTGATTAATCTGCACCATTTTTTTTCTCCTTTTTGGATGATTTACTGGATGATTTGGGGGGTGATATGGCATTGGCCAGCGTTGACCATTCAAACTCCAGTTCGGCTGGAATATCGTACCGGCTCTTGGCAATAAAAGAGGGTCTTTCCTGAGTGTAGAGAACTCTCGAACCATCTCCGATTGCAATATTTTTGGTTTGACCAAACCCCTTATCGACAGACTTCATCGATGTGAAATAGTTGGCGAAGCCAACGATGTCGGAATATTCCATGCAGGTGGCGGCTGCCTTCTTTTGCAGCCTGGGCATCCACCGATCATAACCCTCGGATGCCGGATCTTCGTAGCGTTTGAGTTCGCTGTGCGCCAGCATAATGATCGCCATACCCTTGGTGCTTCGAAGAATATTGAGCTTGCCGAGTACTGCACGAAAATGCATATCCGCATATTCGTAGCCCTTGCCGTATCCAAAGTCCTCGATCTGCACAAGATTCTTGGTTTTATAATTAGGGTTGGTTTTGCCGTCCTCGACGGTAAATCTATAAATGAGGGGCGCGAGCCAATCGAGGGTGTCGATCACAACCGTGGCATGATCATGCGTCTCCAAAATCAGCGTATCGATTGCCTCGTTGATTTCCTCAAAGCTCTCGGCTTTTGGAAACCGTGCAGCCCCGGCAACATCCGCGCCGTCTTCGGTCTGAATGAAAATCGGATTTTTGGACTTGCTGGCAAAAGTCGTTTTGCCGACTCCGGGTCTTCCATAAATTAAAATGCGCGGCGGTAGTATGGTCTGGCCCACCACAACATCCTTTAATGTTAATGACATTTTTTGTCTCCTCGGTTTGAACACCTCGGGCGTGGAGCAAATACAGAGCCAAACCGAGGAGTTCGATTTTAAATATCGGCCTGTACCTGCCCCACTATATCGATGCCGTGCTCCTGCAATTCCAAATCATGGATAATTACCTGACAGCCAACCACGTCTTCAGACCAGTAAACATCGAGATGATGTATCCAGTGGTCATCTTCGAGAATTTTGTGGTGGCATAAAATATCGAGTACACTTTTGGTCAGGTTGTCGATATCACGGCGCCGTCTGTCAGGGCGACCAACCGCCATCTCGATTTTGACCGGGTGTGCAATAGTCCTGGGCTTGTCCTGTTGAGCGAGATGCCGTCCTGCATCCTCAATCCACTCAGTATACTTTTTAGTTTTGTAAGTGCGCTTCCCTGCGTGGCGCCACAGGCTATTGACTGAGGGAGGAAATGGCAGCATGAAAATATTCATTCGCTGGCCAGCTCAAATGCGTTTTGATGGTCGTTGGCAAGAACCGCACCGCCTGTAATTTCGCTGATGATGCTGTTCCACTTTGGCTGTGGGCGGTTGGTTCCGGTGGCCCAGTAATAAACTGCGACACGGGTACATCCTATGCGTATGGCGGCTTGCTGGTAATTTAAGTCTTCCTGTTTAAGCCAGTCACGCAACAACATTTCTGTACCAGACGTAATAAACGTGTTAAAAAAATCTTACGCAACTTATTACGTGCTTATTAATAAATCAATAAATTTTATTTGTGGTCTACCAAAACACAAAATGTTGCGTTTAACGATGATACAATTATTTTAAAACAATATAATCCCGAAAAGAAAATTACGATTGAAAAATTTGGGGTAACATCCATTCACCTCATTCGAGGGATATATATAACGTAATAAAAAAAGTACGTTAATTATTGATTTGGTAATTATTTTGTACCATAAGGGTAAAATCAAGGTGCCTGGAGGTACAAATGACAACTTC